GCCAATATCACTTTGCGATGCTCATTTCGGTTCAGAAGTGGTGTGTGGCGCACTGCTTCGCCCCCTGGCTCCTCGATGATAGGTTCGCCATCGGAAAGTGCTATTACGGCAACTACGGGAACGCCCCACGCCACACCTCGCACATCCACCAATTCGTCCACAAACACCCCCGACCACTACGACGATAAGTCTTCAAGAAGGATATCGTATCGTCGTTGCGCATGAGGACGGTGAGTTGATTGTTTGAAGAACCGATGATGGTATTATCTTGATCAGGTCGTATTTATTTAGGATCGTGTTTATAATAGGGAGTGAGTACTCCTTGGTGTTCCCTCGGTAATCGACGATAAGATGAGTGTCCTGCACTTGTTTTACTCTGCCGAGGATGTATTTTCTATTGCTTCGTAATCCGAATACACAATCCCCGACGACAAACTCGGGTCCTTGGTCGTATACACGGAAGGACAGTATGCTCCCTGCATCGATCAATGATTGATCAAAGGGAGTCGTGCGTCTCTTGAAGCAGTTCGTCTGGGTCTTGGGCACCATATGCGTCCACTGGTACGGAGGTTTCCCGTACGTCTTTTGTTCCATGTTTTCAGGTCCGGGGCGTAATACCGGTGCACTGTCCGTCATGTGCTCTTCGCGCTCATCCCCAGGTGGCAAGATGACAAATCTTACACTATCCACATTCATCACGTAGTCTTTGTGGATGCCCCTTGCGTGTATCGTTGTCGTTCCCTCCATCTTTGTGATCTCCGCAATGACAAAGACCCCACTATCCAAGAGAACGACGAAGTCTCCCGGACGATACTGGAATCCGTATTTTGGGGCACATAGCGCCGAACCGAGCGGAATGACCTTCCGCTGCTGCTTCATGACCACGATGGCCTTACGTCTGGTCGTTGTTGTCCTTGGCGTCGGCGAGATGAGTTCAACCCTGCGCGGCTTCAATGTCTTTAGAGTATCCAATGTCCTGACAACGCCCACATTAAAATTTCGTATATCTCGTTGTATGGTCCCTGAAAACAAGTTGATGGTGATGTACCATCTGATCATATCTCTGAAGTGCTCTGTGCTCGTTATCCTGTCGATATTCTGCTTGTAAAGATCCAGGACAAACAGGGATACTGATACACATAATCCTCCCTCCACATCCTTGTTATCGTTGCCCTGCATCAGTTCCTGCATGCCTGTTGGGACAACAGACTCTGGTTTGAGATCGGTCGGAATCTCAATATAGCGTTTTATAACATTCCATCGTTCCTCGATGATGCGATTTCCCCTTTTCCGATCCTCACCATTCGGCTCGATATACCACAACTTGTGGTGTGCCTTGTTCCATATGACGGCATTTGAATGACCGAGTTTTGGTCCATTCAGCCCAATCCACCACACCACAATCTGTTTGTTCATATCAGCATCCGAACCGCTCCAGCGATACAGACGGGCACTGGTTGCATGTTCAAAATTATCATCGCTACATATTACATCGATGTCTGCTGCAAAGCCCACTATCGGTGATGATATTTCTCTTGGCCAGAACGCCGTTAACATCGATCTCATCTCGGCGTCCCTCAGCCTATTGGGTCGTAGGATGTCCTTGTAGGAGATAAATTGCAGGTTCATCTTTCTAATCTGCTGCTGACTCGGTTCGTCCGACACATCCGCACGCGTCCTTCCATCGCCAAACGAAAATGTCGACAACTTCTCCCAAAGCAATTGGTTGAACGGCCTGTCTTGGTATAAGATTGAAATAACGACCCCGATTCTGATTGCATCCATAACGACTCTTCGTTGCAGGATCGCACACAACAAATCAGCACTATACCCCACATCTCTGATGTTCACGATCGATCTCGTCAGATCGGCATGACCACTCATCGCCTTGAGGATGGGCCCTTCCAACAGGAAGGGTTCTGAACCTTGATGCTTCGATCCCCACTTCCAATCCAACCCACCACGCAATGCACCATGGAATCTATAGTACGTCGAAGTGAATACATCACACAGCTTGGTCCATACATCTGGTTCATCAATCGTATCGACCGCTCCATCCAGAACGACCGTCAGATCCGCATCCTTCTGATCAACACCCGTCGTTTTCGCATATATATCCCTTATATATCTCGAAAACTTATTCGCAGTATCCTTTAGGTGAATATTGATTTGGTTGATCTGTTGGCGTTGTCCTTGTTGTTTCGGGTTGAGTTGTTGTTGCTTCGGGTTGGGTTGTCGTTGTTGTGCTGCCGGTGGTGGACCACCACTGGCAACTCCCTGTCCTTGTCGCTTCGGGTTGGGTTGTCGTTGTGCTGGACCACTGGCAACTCCCTGTCCTTGTTGTCTTGGGTTGGGTTGTCGTTGTTGTGCTGCCGGTGGTGGACCACCACTGGCAACTCGTTGTCTTGGGTTAGGTCGTTGTTGTTGTCTTGGGTTGGGTTGTCGTTGTTGTGGACCACTGGCAACTCCCTGTCCTTGGTTGGGTCGTTGTCGTCCCACTGCCGGTGGTGGACCACCACTGGCAACTCCCTGTCCTTGTTGTCTTGGGTTGGGTTGTCGTTGTGCTGGACCACTGGCAACTCCCTGTCCTGGGTTGGGTCGTCCTTGCCCCGGTGCACTCCTTACGATAACCGCCTTCTTTGTATCGATAGATCCTTGTTGATTGGCACCGAAATATCCCGCTGCACTCGGAGGAGGAGCCCGTTTCCGGTTGTCCAACTCCGCCCCGACACAATCCCGCGCCCGCCTCGTCAGCAGTGGCAGCTTCCATTTTTTTGTGAGATGGTTATTAAACTCGGTAATATCATTATTAACACCCTGGTAATTTTGCATCAACTGGGTTATAATCTGCTGGCGCCTCCATCCCGTCAATGCCTTCCACCACTCCCAATCGCCCCTGGACAAGCACCCGTCCAGTTCTGGATACCTGACACGATTACTCATTTATATTTTTGTCCAAAAAATAAAATCACATTGACAAGCATGACGGTTAAAACCACCTCAAAACCAACCCGGAAAAGCATTTAAAGATTTGACTTTTCTTTAAATCGTTTAAGAAGAAGGACGATCCTGATGCGTGAGCGACCCCACCAAAACTGAATGCCATGACCACACACTCGACAGGTGTGTGTGGATGTGAGCTGACAATGTTTTGTGTGTCTGCAGATAATAAAATGGACTGCTGCGATATCTGCACCGAGGCGTTCACCTCCTCGGCACGACGAGAGGTCGAGTGCTTCCGATGCCACAAGAAGGTCTGTCGGAAGTGCGTCGAGCGATTCCTCATCGGGAGCATCCAGGACCCCCACTGCATGTTCCCCGACTGCGGGGTGGCGTGGGACCGGATGTTCCTTGGTGAGGTCATGACGGGCGCGTTCATGACCAAGGACTTTGCGAGGCATCGGGAGAAGGTCCTCTTCGAGCGAGAGCGGTCCTTCCTGCCGGACGCCATGCGCTTCGTCGAGCTCCAGAACGAGGCCGACGCCATCCAGGACGAGCTCAGGGATATCAAGGCCATGATGAAGCGCCTCAGGGATCGGCAGTACGAACTCCACCGCCGATCCCATCGAGTCCACCGCACGATGCACGACATGCACAACGGCGTCCGGACGGATCATCATGATTCCGGAGGCTCCAACTACCGGAGGCCGTGCGTCAGTGAGGGATGCAACGGGCTCATCAATTCGCACACCGGCCTGTGCGCATCCTGCCGCGGATACACATGCACGGCCTGCAATGTCCTCCTGCCCGCGGACGACACACAGCGGGAGGAGCACGTCTGCAATCAGGACGATGTCGCACAATGGGCCGAGATCCGCAAGTCCACACGCCCATGCCCCGGATGCTCCACACGCATCATGAAGGCATCGGGGTGCGACCAGATGTGGTGCCCTCAGTGCCACACCGCATTCCGGTGGAGCACCGGCACGATCGAGCGTGGCCCCATCCACAACCCCCACTACTACGAGTGGATGTTCAGCGGGGCCGCCCCGGCGGCGGCTCGTGCGGTCGACCACTGCAACGACGACCTGCCGGGAACCGCCATGATCAGGACGCGGCTGAACCGACGGGATGAGGACCATAACGACCTGGACGCCAAGATCGCCGTCATTCATCGCACGGTTATCCACTACCGGGCGATCACAACGACGGAGGAGGACGCCAGGCGCATCCAGGAGTCCAAGAGGCTCACCCTACGGGTGGACTTTCTGAGGAATCGACTCGACGAGGCCAAGTTCAGGAACCGGATCCAGCGCATCGAGAAGGAGGCATCCAAGCAGGCCGAGTACCGCACCGTCGTCAACACATTCGTCATGATGATGAGCGACCTCTTCCGGCGCTTCTGCGCCCGTGATCCCGTCATGACCAAGCACGAGTTCGTCCAGAGCACCGAACGGGCATTCGGGATCACATCCGACGCCATCAAGACCATCAACAAGCGATACAAGTCGCAGCTCAAGAGCCCCTCCATGCAGTAGAGCAGCAGCATAATAGGATGATGAGCCATAACAAAAGAAGAAACAATATGAGGATACAGTATTTTTCGGATCTTCATTTGGAGCATCTCAGACTACGGGCCATGTCCGCGTGGATCGACTTGGTCGTGAGGGTGCGGGCTCCCGTCCTGGTGTTGTGCGGGGACATTGGCGATCCCGGTCATCCCTCCTACGAAGACTTTCTGAGCCACATGTCTGTCCGATTCGAAAAGGTGTTCCTCCTCAAGGGCAATCACGAGTGCTACAACAAGACCCCCTCGACCACCGACGACTGCATACACAAGATCTGCGGCAGATACCCCAACATCTCCTTCCTCCAGAACTCGTTCGAGGACTACGGCGGCTACCGCTTCGCCGGCACGACCCTCTGGTCTCATGTATCTGATCCACTCCACGTCAATAACGACTTTTACATGATCAGAGACATGTCGATCGATTCGCACAACCGCCTCCACCAGGACGCCAAGGATTTTATACGCACCACACTCACCACATCCCCTCTCCCCATCGTCATGATGACACACCACCTGCCGTCTCACAAGCTGACCGATCCCTTCTACTCCAGGTTCAGCCTCTACCAGCAGTGCTACTCATCCGACTGCGACGACCTCATCCGGTTCCCCATCCACTCATGGTTCTACGGCCACACCCACCGCCCCCGCATAGACATCCTGAATGGCGTCAGGACCTTCTGCAACCCCATCGGATACACCGGTGAGAACCCCTCCCCCAACTTTGACAGGACCGTGGATCTTACACAGCCCTGCTCATCCGCTCCTCGATCATGACGATCCTCTTGAGGTCCTTGTCGGCGTAGTGGAGGAAGCGGTTCCTCACAAACCTCAGCCACGCAATCTCGAAGCGGGTGGCCATCAGAATGAGCTCATTGAAGCGGTCGAGGGCCACCCTCTTGGCATCAAAGATGATGTACCGCGTCTCGAACCTGTCCAGCAGGCCACGATCGATGAGCTCGCCGATGAACTCGCCCGAATCGGCGCTCACGGCTCCCCCGAGACATGTTATGATGGAGGGGTCGGCATTCCTCGCGCTCTCAAAGACATCCGCCACCAAGGACATCATCTCGGGTGTGTTGACAAAGGCCCTGTCCTTGCACAGCGAGGAGACAAAGTCCACGCGCCCAAACACCACCGCATCCGGCTTCCTGCCGGTCTGCCACTCCCCTACAAACGATGCGAGGTTGTCGTGCGCCGTTATCGTCTCGATGTTGATCGCGGTGCTGCCGTTGTAGGGCGACGACTCGACGGACTTGAGGAACTTGGACATGGCAAAGGCCGTTTCGATCATTGGAGCAACCACAAAGTCCGCCCCGAGGACATCACAATCGATCATGTCCCGCTTCGCCTCACCACCGCCAATCTTGACGCACAGCTGCAGGCCCAGCCTCCTGGTCATGTCCCGGAGCGTAATCATCTCGTGGAACTGCGCCCCCTCGTCCTCGAATGACACCTTGATGCCGATGCACCCCATTGCGACAAGATCCTCCAACAAGGCGATGAGCTGATCCATAATATTTCGTGTATACAATAAAACAAGAAAGAAATAAAATTTTTCATTTCAAAAAAACTTTTTGCGATATTTCATTTACAAACCCCACAACAGGGTTGGAACCGCTTTAAAGCAATGACCGAAATGACTTAAAGACATATCACGTCTTTAAGCCGTCTCATCAATAATCTGAGGATGGTTTCAACCCTGCCCCACAAATCACGTCAGCGCTGAAACCAACCCCCATCAAACTTTAATACGGCTTCAGAACAACATCTTAAGCCGGGCTAAAATTGGTTTCTATCCCGGATGGTTGCCAGGGTTGGAACCGCTTTAAAGCAATGACCAAAATGATTTAAAGACATATCACGTCTTTAAGCCGTTTTATCAATAAACTGTAGATGGTTTCTATCCCGGATGGTAGCGAGCCTGGTCGTTAGAGATAGTAGCTAATAGTAGCTAATGTCTGCGTTAATGTCAAGTTCTTCCATCTGATCCATTGCACGATTGGCATCCTTCATGTGTCTGAATTGGATACATTTGGTGGTCTTGGGATAAGTGTCGTGGTGGTGGCACACCCGGTGGTTGTATTTCTGAATGATTTTCAAAAATCGGGATCGGACGTTCGATGGCAGCCCTGACCACTCGTAAACAATCATTTCAGCCGGTCGAAACGATGTCTTTATATCCTTCAGGAAGGACTGGTAGGCATGAGGGATCTCCAAGTCTTTGGGAGTGATCATTATCTTTTGCCACCGCAGCACATTATTCTTGGTGCGGACGACCTTCCATTCGGCACCGTCTCTTCCCTTGAGGATCGTGTGCTCCTTACATGCGTGTGCACACCACCCCAATCCCTTCGGACTGGGCTCAGAACCCGTGTACGATCGCTTCGGATCATTCCTGCATCTGGGCATTCCGTTTATTTATTCACCATTTCCGTTCTTCCCCAAATCTTCCCACTCCTTCATCGTTCGGTGCACGAACCCTCCTCCGAATCTTTCAAGCCCTGTATGGATTAACCTGAATTACTTCTGAATTAAATCCAATTCTACCCACCTATTATCTATCCCATTATGAATGAGTTAAGAGGATAACATATTGTTAAGGTAGGATCGAAAAGGGTGATTGAAGAAATAAATTCAAATTAAATTTAGATTAATTTGAATTAAATCCATTCAGGGTTTGGAATCTTTGTCTTCAAACCCCACTTAAGGATTAGATGAATCATTAAGTGTCTTCAGAATCGAATTGGGTTTGGAATACGAGAAGGATTATCGAGGCCGGGTGGGCGGATCCCGGTATTTTTGCATCAATCTGTCCTCCTGATCGACGATCCTGATGAGCTCCACGTTGATATTGTTCAAGGACTAATCCAGTTTCGCGGACCTGTTCATCTGGAATTGCCTTGATGCGTCAAAGACGCTGTTGTCTTGTCGGTGCCTGTTGTGCCGCATCCAGCATGGCATGAACTCTTTCATTACCATGTGGGATGGTTACGATGTAGCAGGGTTGAAACCAACTTTAGGCCGGCTTAAGAAGACGATCTTTTTCTTAAGCCGTATTAAAGTTGGTTTCAACCCTGGGATGTAGTCATATCTTTCCTTACCAAAGGGTTTTGTTCCGGCAATCCTTCTCATTTGTATCGATCGGAGATATATCTGAGATGCCCCCTTCTTCTGCTGCATTGTCGACATTTTATATATTTTTTTTAATTTTTGCCAATCTAATGATTTAGAACAATGGTATGATCATTACCGCACGATCTTGCTTGTCGTCTTTTCCATTTGTTATCGGATTGTCCATGATTGGCAATAATACAAAATGAATCAATACACTGGACTGACACGGCATACAACGTCGTGCTCCTTCCCTCATCAGTGTTTATCATCCAACATGATTAATTGAATATACACTTAAGGATTATATAAATCCTTAAGGAGGGTTCGAAGACAGGTTTAAGGACTCAGATAAGGAGATCCGAGCAAATCGAAAGTGAACCCGTGCAGGATTTGCACCTTAACAGGATATTACATTTTGTATCAATTCACAATCACATGATCCGCTATCTTGTTCTATCTCTTCTGTGTGCATCTGCTACGGCCGCCGCCGTGTCATCTCGGTGCTCCCTGGACAATACGTGCGGAGGGGCCATCGCGGCCGCCTTTTGTTCCTGCAGAGGACCCTGCACCATCGAGCTCGAGACGAATGCGACTTATACGATAAGACCATCCTACGGCTCGGATGCCATCAAGCCGGCGTGCAGCGTCCAGAACGTCGTCCTGGATGGGAGGGGATCGACCATCCTGTTCGATGGGATCGGGGGCCTCTTTTATTTCAGCCACGGGACAATCTCCGATCTTACCATCAGGAACCTGACCATCGACATGCCCCGTGATCACTACACGCTGGGGCAGGTGGTGGGGTCGTCCGCCTCGACAACGACCTTCAGGGTCGACACCAGGGTGTGGCCGGGCGACCGTCCGTGGACAACAACGGTTCTTGCCCTGTACGGTGTGGATCGGGTCAACAATCGGATGGGATCGAGGGGGTCGGTCGACAATTACGGGTCGTGGACCGCCAAGTGGACGGCATCGAATGCCACGACGGCGTCGGTCGTCGTCAACAAGAAGAGCCAGTATATGAAGAACGGCGACTGGGTCGTCCTCCGGCACGCCATTTATGACCAGGACGCCTTTGCGTTTTACGGCCCCGGGGTCAGGAATGTGGTCCTCCAGGATATCACCATCTACTCGTTCCCGGGATTCGGGGTTTTTGGTCGGGGCATGACGAACTTCAGGGCGGTCCGGGTGAGGATCATGAGGAAGCCGGGCAGGCCCTTCTCGATAGCCGCCGACGGCATCCACCTCGACAATACGAGGGGTGGCAGTGTCGTCATCGAGGACTGCGTCTTTGACGGCCAGGGCGACGACGGGATCAACATCAACAGCCACTTTTACGAGATCCGCGGCATCTCTGCCGACCGCAGGACATTCTCGGTCTACCGCAAGGGCAGGACGGCATCGTCCACCAACAGCCTACCCAGGGACCGCTTCGTCTTTTACAAGAGGGCCAATTTTGATTCCCTGGGCACCGCGACCGTCGCTTCCAATAAGGGGGCCGTCATTACACTCGCCGACCCGCTCCCACCGAACGTCCGGAACTACGATGCTGCCATCAACCTCAATCAGCAGCCGTCGACGACCACCATCCGCAGCAGCGTCTTTCGCGCCAACCGTGCGAGGGGCGCCAAGCTCTCCACTCCCAACCTCTCGGTGTCCGGGTGCACCTTTGATCACACGAGCGGACCGGGCGTCGTCATCAAGAACGACTGCGCCGACTGGTACGAGGGCGCCTTCCCCACCTCCAACTGGACCCTGACCAACAACCGGTTCATCGGGAACGCCCAGGGGAGCTGGCAGCCCAATAGCACCATCCTGATATTCGCGCAGGTCCCCGTCATGAACGGAGATGTTCCCACTCCGACAATACGCCCCCTCACCGACAAGCAGGTCTTTGGAGGCATAACCATCACCAACAATGTCATATCCACAGAATCACCCGTCTACGCCATTGACGCATCCAACATCAACGGCCTCGTCATCCGCAACAACACCCTCAGCACCGCACCCCTCCGTCTCACCTTCAACACCAACGTCCAAACCTCCAACAACAAGTAATGATCAGGGTTGAAACCAACTTTAATACGGCTTAAGAACAAGATCGTCTTCTTAAGCCGGCCTAAAGTTGGTTTCAACCCTGGTAATGATGACTTTAATCAAATGCCCCTTAAGGATTAATTATGATCCTTAAGTATCCCAGAAGGAGGAGCTTAATAATACGCGCCCGTCGGACGTTGTTGGTCAGGTGTAGGATGGATACGGGACGACATGACAATGATTTCTGAATAGATCTTGTCGATGCCTTCATCGGTCCCGGGATCACTGAGCATTTGTCGGACAGATTTGTTGTAGGCAGAGAATGCCCTTATCTGGTCGCTGCCCTGTTTATCAGTCCTGAATTCCAGCTCGTAAGTCTTATCCTTATACATCTTCTTTAGTCGAATGGATATGGTAGTATCCGAATACGTAATCTCAAAAAACTCATTTTGTTCATCCTTATTATAATAATAGTCAGAGAGAAGTAATCTTTTTAGCTTCTTCTGCTGCTTTGATTGTATTCCACTCTCCAGGAGCCTTGATATGAATCGGATGAACCCAAAAATCTTTTGAATCTTCATCGCCTTGGTCTTGACCCACGGCCATTGGTTATCGATATCCTGACCGAACGCGGCCTTGTTCAGGGTCTGCTGACCCTTCCCCATGATCCTCCTGGAGAACCACGACCTGAGCTTCTGGTACCACTCCTTATTTTCATTTTGCAGCCTCTGCTTCAGCTGATCGGAAATGATCTGCGTATTTGGGTCATCGAATCTCTTGATGCTAATGACTCGATTGGTTTTAGAGTCATACGTCGATTTAAAATTCCGAGAAAAGTTTCTGTAGGCCTGGAAGGGCATGGTCTGCTTCTGTGGCTGCTGTTCTTGACTGTTGGTATAAGATAATCTCCCCAACATGCCTCTTTTCTCTCGGAAAAAAAAAGTTATTTCCAAACAAATGAGGCACGCTGTCTGTCTTCTGCGGGGCGACGGCATCCCCGACGCGTCCGTTCTCATCGATGAGTGCCCTCACGGCCTCCGCATAACCGGAACAGTCGCGGGTCTCTCGCCCGGCCTCCACGGATTCCATGTCCACGAATTCGGTGATCTCCGCGACGGATGCCAGTCCATGTGCGCTCACTTCAACCCCACCGGGAGCACACACGGCGGCCTCCGATCCGCCCACCGCCACCTCGGCGATCTCGGCAATATCAGTGCGAACCAGAACGGCATCGCGACCATCGATATCATCGACCCACACCTCCGCCTCACCGGACCCTTTGGCATCATCGGCCGAGGACTCATCATCCACGCCGACCGCGACGACCTGGGCAGAGGCCCACCACCCGACTCCCTCATCACCGGCAACTCCGGCAAACGCATCATGTGCGGCGTCATCGGTTGGGCCTCCCATTAATCCTTCATTTGTGAGATTAAGGATTGGACTTCATCTGATTTGTAGACAGGCCTCCGAGTTAGTCTCTGTGTTTGTGCTTACGCCTTTTTCTTTCGTCGACGCGTTTGTGGATTATTATTCTCATGCACCATCTGATCCACACTGCGTGCTTGTCCACCGCCTCCTCTCGTTGGGCCCTGACTTGACCCACCGCGGAGCATGCCGGTGCCCGTAATCATGAGGCCGCCTAACTGATCAGCAGGCGGTCGCAATGACTCGCGCCTCCCTAACCCACCGAATGGACGTCTGCCCCTCACCGCCGACCCGCCACTCAAGTGGTAGTCGGCGCCCGTCATTTGACTGTCCGTCAGATCGAGGCCCCTCATCGCCGACCCACCACTCAGGTAATCACCTCTTGAATGGGAAGAGGCCCCGCGTCTGATCCATCCACCCCTCCCTCGTGGTGGCCTGTTCACCTGAGCAAGGCCCCTCATCGCCAACCCACCACTAAGCAGATCGAGGCCCGATATCGCTGACCCACCACTGAGGTGATCACCTGTTGAATGGGTGGAGGCCCCGCGTCTGATCGATCCACCCCTCCCTCGTGGTGGACTGTCCACCTGAGCAAGGCCCCTCATCGCCAACCCACCACTAAGCAGATCGAGGCCCGATATCGCCGACCCACCACTGAGGTGATCACCTGTTGAATGGGTGGAGGCCCCGCGTCTGCTCGATCCACCCCTCCCTCGTGGTGGCCTGTTCACCTGAGCAAGGCCTCCGCCTGCCGCCTGATGCCGGTCGGCGCGGGGTGGTGGTCCATGACTGCTCATCGCTGATCCACCGCGTCGCAGGTCGGAACTGCTTATGCTCCTGCCTCTCGTCAAACCCCCACCTCCCGTGGAGAGCCCGGTTATGACCAGCCCCGATCCCCGCAGATCGGGTTGGGATCGTCGTCTTGACAATGGATTATTGTTGCCATCACCAGATATGGTTGTGGAGCGTGTCAGGACCGGGGGACGACCAATCAGTCGATTGAGATCCTGACTGCTCGATGAAGAAGAAGAACGTTGCATTTTTTTGAACGATAATATTTTTATTTCAACAACTTTTTAAATTCGAAAACCCAAATAAGGATTTATCGGTGTGTAATCAAATCATGCTCGTTATCATAATATCGTCCGTCATCTTTGTCGGTCTTCTTCTTATATTGGCCATGATGAATATGATGAGGATATTGTTTTTTATTGCATACCGGGTCTTGTCGATGAGGTATTGGCCGGTGCGATCGCAGTTCCCGGGTGTGATGAATATCGCGTTCCCGGATGAATCGGCGAGGTATTATGTCATGTCGTTCCCGTCTGGGGTTTTTGTTGAGGTGAGCGGGGACAGGCATGTCGATTCGGTGTTTTATTGGAGCATCACATTGTACGATACAACGGGCACGCCGATCGCGTGGGTGAACGACTCCATGTTCTCCAATGACAAGTACAGGATACGGCACTGGTGCGATCGCACGTGCTGCATGGTCGTCCGATACTACGTCCGAGACCAGAAGGCCCGTCCGCGACTCCCGACCGTGAGTGTGCCCGGCAGACAACTGGAGCCGACGAGTGGGTCGGTCGTGGACAGGAACTGCAGCCGCATCCAATCCCTCATCTACACGGTCAGCCCGTGGAGGAGGTATGATTTTTGTGGTCAGGACACGAGCCGGTTCTTCCTCGGCAACCCGGCCAAGATGCAGAGCCTCTTCCCCAATCCCGATGCCATGTACCTCATGTGCCTCCCCGATGATAAATCCATTGTCATGATCATTACGCTGCGTGTCGATAAGGACGCCCGATTCGTCGGATTCATGGCGGGCGATCTACGGACGACCAGGACCGTGTCGTCGACATCGGCGCTCCCACCGGGGGAGTGGTGCACGATATACGTTTCCACGAGTGCAGAACAGGCGGAGCGCCATGGGTTTGACCGGGAGGTCCACAGGCTATTGTTGTGGGATGACGACACAAAGTGGCCGATCCTGATTTATCGGCAGATTGATACCGATGGTAATGACACCGAAGGCATCCGGCGGTTCAGGGATGCAACCAGGCATGTGGATGCAGAGACGATCCAAGAAGAAATGGGGGACACCTACCCAGTCATCCGTCCAACTATTGAATGATCCACAGGCTGAAACCAACTTTAACCCGCCTTAAGAATACGGCGTTGTTCCTTACAGGGTTGAAACCAACCCCCATCAAACTTTAATACGACTTAAGAACAACATCGTCTTCTTAAGCCGGCCTAAAGTTGGTTTCAACCCTGGTTCCTTAAGGGGCTGGTTTTAACCCTGTCCCACTTTGGATTTCCTCGCATCTCCTTCTGTCTTCAAACCCACCTTAAGGATTAGATAGATTGTATAAATCCTTAAGTGTCTTCAAAATCGAGTTGGGTGTAATTTTGGTCTGACCCGGGTTATAACCCGCAGAGGGTATCCAAATCCAACCCAAAACCCATTAAAACCTACCCCCATCAAACTTTACTCCGCCTTAAGAACAACATCACCTTCTTAAGCAGGGCTAAGGGTGGTTTCAATCCTGAAACCCAAACTCAGACCCAAACCCTCAGACCCAAACCCAAACCCAGACCCGAACTCAGACCCAAACCCTCAGACCCGAACCCAAACCCAAACTCAAACCCTCAGACCCGAACTCAGACCCAGACCCGAACCCAAACCCGAATCCAAATTCGAGCCCGAATCAAAATCCGAATCCAAAAAAACTCTTCAG